TTAGAGCGTCGGATTGTGGTTCCGAAGGTCGCGGGTTCGAGACCCGTCTTTCACCCTTGACGGGAATTCTTCGGAATTACCCGTTTTTTTATTGTATTCTAGCAGGTTTTTTCTCTTTAAAATCAAGGCTTTAGGCAAGAATATAGGGTTTAAAAAAGTGGTTCGGTAGATACTACCATCATACATGAGCTCTCTACCGAACCCGATTTCAATAAACATTTTTTTCTTCTGAACATCAAGAGTATCAAATATATAGCTTAGCTTATTAAGATTATTGAAAGAATCGTAAAAAGCTTCAGTAAACTGATGATTCTTCCTTTCTGCGCTCTTAATTTGACTTTCCAAAAGTTCTAATTCACCATTTAATTTGTTTTTCCACTTTGAATATGTTCCATCGTCAATGTTACCTAAAATATACTTTTCCTCAAGGTTTTCCATTTTATGTAAAGCAGCTGTACGACGAACCGTAAAGTCTGGTAAACGATCTTTATTTTCCTTACGACGGATTTCTAATTTTCTGCGAACCTGATCTTTCATATATTCTAATTGACTATCTGAAAAGGAAATTTCGGAAAGGATCTCTTTAAATTTGTCATGAGCAACATCGATGCTATGACTTTTTCTATGGGTTGTACATTCGTAATACCAATAATATCTACTTCTGCCTTTAGACTTACCGCAAGTCAACGGTTTGTAGCATTGCGGGCATACCAATACTGACTTTAAGTACGCAATTTCGTTGTATTGGGTTTTAGGTTGATTTTTTCTGTTGATTAGTGCCTGTGCTCTATAAAAAGTTTTTTCATCAACAATTGGTTGATGTACACCATTAATATATTTTTCGTCTTCATCTTTATAAGCCGGTAATTTTACCAAACCTATGTATACTTTCTTACTTAAAATTCTAAAGACACAATCATTCCCTTTCTTAGCAAAACCTAAAGGTGCAGCCATACGTTTAATTTCTGCCTGTGTATAGCCGTCTAAGTACCAATCAAACATTTTGCGGACAATATCAGCTTCATGTTGTACCACTTCCAAAGTTGGTTTTTTATCGTGATCCCGTGCATTTTTATAACCATAAGGTGCCAAACCTAAATAGCGACCGTCCTTTTTGGCTTTTTGCATTCCAAACAATGTTCTGTCTTTAATGATCAAACGCTCAACATGAGCCTGAAGTAGCATCTGGGTTCTTAATTGAAAATAAAAAGGGCTTTCAGGTGGCAGACCAATCGGTTCTGCAATCGAAAGAATTTTGATATTGTATTCTTCCTCCAGCTGTACAATAACATTTAAAGCCTGTTGGATGTTTCGACTGAAACGGTCGTACTTCATAACCAGTAAATAATCTACTTCTTTGTAGTTTATTTTGAGGTATTTTTCAAGCAGCTTCCATTCCCTGCGATCAAAGTCTTTTGCCGACTGCCCATCATCTGTAAAGGTGTGAAGCAATTCATAATTTTGTTTGAAGCAATATTCTTCAAATTCTTCCTGTTGTCCTTCTATAGAAAAATGCGATTGATCTTCTGTACTAATCCTTGCATAACCTATTACTTTCTTTTTTGTCATCGTTTACTTTATTAAATATATCATCAACTAAAAAATTACATATCAAATCTAAAAATTCTTTTTCTTTATCAGAAAAAGTATTTTCAGGTGGCTCTTTTGACCGTGACTTGATATGTAATTTCTGTAGCATTTATAAAGTAATTTTTAAATAAAATCTGCAGGTTAATCATTTTTAATTTGAGAAGTAGAAGATATAAGCTTATCATATTTTTCTGCTTTTTCCATTGCTTCCTGTAAGTCTTTACTAAATTCTAAAGTATCGCTTGTTTGATCTGCACAGTTTTTAAATAGAGTGTCGCAATTCCATAAAATTCGTAAATAATGAATATTATCTAGATGCTCCAATACATTTATTAAAAGTTCGCCCATCGTATTAATCCCCATTTCATCACATTCTTTTTTAGACTTGGAAATTAAAGGGTAATCTTGTTCATCAATTACTAGATCTTCATAATTAAAAGGTTGATGCTCCTTTCTGAAATTATTTAATTCGTTTAAAAATCGAATAAGTGCTATTATTTCTGTGGGGTTTGTAGCTGCTAATTTCATAACTGATCATTTGAGAAATTAGTATCTGAAGACGATCTGCTGTCGTATGATGAAGAATGTGAATCGTTCCAACTGCCACCGGAACCACCGCCACTAAAATCACCACCGCCAAAACCGTGATCAAATCCGGATGAATGGTTTTCGAAAGGTTTGTAATCATCAGTTGCGACAAATGGTTGTTGCTGATACATATACGAATCATCTAAATTTATTCTATCTGAAGCAGGAACAGATGGAATATTTCTTTTGTTTTCTTTATTAGTATTTTGATATTGATGAGCTTTTAAAGCATATTGCGTAGAATCCCTGAAGTGATTATCTTCTTCCTTAAAATAATCACGCATTTTTTTAGCAACTTCTTCATGTTCTTTTTTTCGATTTCCAATCCATTGGGTATATTCTCTAAATCGTTTTTCACGTTGCTTTTCGCGTTGTCTGATTACAAACCAAACGATCCAGAATGTAATTATAAATGACCCTATAAATATTAATGTGTTTTCCATACTAATTCATTTTATTGGTTGAACCTCTGTGTTTTTCTTTTTCTGCATGATCGATTTGATTTGCAAAAAATTCTTTGATCTGATCGCTCATGTATGGTACCGCTTCCGTAACCAATGGATTTTTAAAAGAATTTAAATCGTTTACACAAATCATAAGCATTTGCCCCATGGCTGCCATAAAAGCAATTTTGATTTCTCTACGTTGATCTGCCGGCATTTGGCTTTCTGACAAACCCACGCGCTGCAGGAACATCTGATATTGATATTCTAAATTGAAGTTATTCATCGTCTGGAAAATCTGAAGTTAATACTACATTAAAAGCAGGATATTCTTCTACGTTATTTACCGGCATTAAGTTTATATCGCCAGTATCTACTGCTACAACATAGTCCGGTGGACATTTTTGTAAAGCTTCGATTAATTTCGCTACTGTCATATTGTTCAATCACTTACTACAAGTGAGAAGTTTTATGTTTTTAATAAATATTATTTTCCGGTGTTTTAAAGTCTTGATTATGTTCTAATCTATCAGCTGCTTCTCTTAACGATTTAATCATATCAACTCTGTTAGCATTTGAAATGTAGTTGGATACTCCTGGTTCATTAAACGGAAAAACAAGTATGGTAAATCCAAAATCTTTAGGTAACATACTCTTAACTTTTTTTGCCATTTCTTGCATTGCTATTGCACTCATTTTGTTTTACCACTTACTACAAGTGGGAAGTTTTTATTAATTGCTTAATTCATAAATTTCTGTAATACATTCATCCAACTTATCTAACTCTATATCAAATTCATCACAACGGTCTTGTAGTTCGGAGGTATCACCTTCATAATTAATTCCGGTATCAGAGGTTTGCCATTTTTCAGATTTCTCTTCAAAATAAATCTCTCGTTGCTCTATCAAAGATTCTATATGTTCTTTTTTAGCTTTCAGTTTGTCATAAATCTTGCGTAAAGCAGCGACTTCTGTTCTAAAATCCTGAGCCTTTTTCATATAATTTAACCGATTTCGAACAATCGGGAAGTTTTATGTAAGTTTTTTAATGGTTTTATAACACTCCTTTATTTCATCTATATTTTCATCGAAATACTTATCAAAAGAATCCTTACCGCCAAAAACTTCGTCTAACCTTTCGGATATTTGACCAGTCATACTTATCCAAGTATCTTCTTTACATTCAATAGGAGAATAAAGGGCAATTAAATGCGATGAAGATTGAAAGTGTACGCACATGGTTGCATATGCTGTTAGTTTACTTTTGGCTTCTAATTGATAAGATGAAGACATTGCCCCATATTCGTAAATTGTTGATTCCATACTAAGATTTTAAATGTTCAGGTAGTTCTAGTAATCCGTAAAATTCATCGTTACCACAATTTGGGCAGATGTGAGTAGAAAAACCGTTGGTTTCTTTTCTTCTGGGCTTATGTTCATCTAAACCCTGCCACTTACATTTTCTGTTGCAACATTCAGAAGCTACTGAAGTTTCGCCCATTCTTGTATATTTTCTTTTTGGCATAACTACAAGCTTTTTTTATGGATTAATACTCTACGTGGTATGAAACCATCATAATCACTTACAACATTATGCTTTTCTAATTGCTCTAAAATTTTACCGGCTTTGTTATAACCCAGTTTAAACTTTAGCTGTAAGTTGGCTCCCGATATCTGGGCTTGATGCGAAACATAATCGTAAACTGCAATTGCATCCGCTTCGGTTAAACCTGCGTTTTCCTGCAGGTCTTTTTTTAATTCTTCTGTCATGGCTTTATGTATTTAAGTTATTTTGAATCATATATTTCTGATTCTTCTTTTATCTCTATCAAGGTTAGTTTCGGAAATTCCCACCGATTCCTTGAGGAAACACTTCTAGTGTAGGTTTGTTCCATATCGTAGAAGAATTTCTTTATATCTTCTTTACTTTTTGAAGAATCAACTTCAAGTGTTAATATTATTTGCACTTCTTGTGTCATGGCTTTATGTATTTAAATTATTTTCTATTTGTTGGTCGATGTAACTTATTGTATGTTGGAATAATCCTATAAAGTATATCGTTAGGTTCTTTTGCCAATAGTCTTCAAAATTATCTTCTTTCAATTTTTTCTCATATGCTTCTAACATGATCGGAAAAGAATCAATATTGATAAAACCACAAGTAAAAAATGAACCAACTGTTTGAATTTCTCTATTATTCGGTGACATCGTAAACTTTACATTGTCATATTTAAATTCAGTTTGTTTCTGATCATCCATAACATATAGTTATAAAAAAAAGCCCCAAAGGCTTCCACACACTTCAGGGCTTTTATAGTTGATGTTTATTCAAATCTTAACTAATAACAACACTATGTAACTTTTTAGTTGGTGGAAGACAACAGGGCAAATATATAAATAATTAATCATATAGTTAATTTAATTTGTTAAATAATTAACTATATAGATAATTTATTTTTCTATAGTTTTCATTTCTTCCACAACGGCATCGGTATAACCGTACTTCAATTCACGAATGATATTGTTATAATGACCAAACATTATCTTATTATGAATGGCATGGTTTTTCTTTCTTTTCTTACCGTTTTTGGTATTTCGTGTTTTCATATCCACAAAACGATGGCGACCTAAATGCTGCACAACTAGTGCAGAATTAGACGTAGTAAATATGCGTTCGTCCCATTCCGGAGATTCAAAACCACGCGAGCGCATGTATTTGGTTTGGGCTTTATCGATATCGGCTGCTTGCTCAGTGAAAACACGTTTGGCAAACCTACCTTTTAGGATTTCTTCGGTTGTGCTCATTGTTTAAAGAATTAGAAGCTTTTGAAATTCGTGCTACTTCAGCTTCATATAGCAATTTGTTTGCAGGGGATAATCCCAGATAAACACCTTTTTCATTTCGGGCGTTTTCTTCTGTCATCGCTTTTTTTAGGTTATAAAGAAAAATATCGAATTGTTTATTGGCATTATTTTTCATGATTTCACAATTTTAATTAATTCTAATCGATACAAGGCTTCTAACATTTCTGCTAATCTTGGTGTAGATCTATTTGTTTTCCAATTGTAAACGATATCGCGGCTCACATTTATTTTTTTGTAAACACCACGCTCTTTTATGGCTTCGTTAAACAACGTTTCTATTTCGGTTTCTGTCATGGCTTTAATTTTTAATAGTCGTAAATATACGACAATTAAAAATCTGTTTCAACGTTTAATCCAATAAAATAACCATTGCAGCTGCTTAATCCTTTTATCGGAGTAATCGGGAATGAAACATCGGCCAATCGCTGAAACAATCCGCAAATAGCTGAATTTCTATCTGTGTTTTTTTCGGTGATGTATTGCACAAAATCAAAAGCAGCCTGTTGCGTATCAGCAAAAATATCAAGGTAAGAATCATGATCGTGTTCACTATAATCGGTTTTTGCCAATATGTAAAAACCTAAATCATTTTCAACACCCAAAGCATCTTCATCACCTGAAACATCGTGTTCAGGAACAATTCCTATTAAAAGCATGTTATCGCTCTCGTTATGATCTTTCATGAACTTAGCAATTTCATCTTTGGTTACCACTACCTTTCCGGACTTTAAAGGTTCGAGTTCTGCAACTGCTTCAGCCACAAACTCACGTAATCTATTTACTGCTAGCATTCTGTTTGTCTTCTTCTTTTTTGCGTTCTAAATCGCGTTTACGTAAATCGTACAGGTGAATCATGATCTCTAAAAAGTTGGTGCTGCGTACCTTTTCCACGTTACCAAAAACACTACTCTCAGCTAAAGAAAACACCATACTATCGGCGCCAATACCTGGTATTGTATTTTCGTTTTCAGCTTCGCCACCTTCGAACAATATTTCGAAGTTTAAGAAGTTACCGCCCCAAGGAATTTGAGCAGTAGGTAGATATTGCTTAAAAGCAACAAACTGCAGATAAACACCATAAATAAAACTTGGAGAAGCATATTTTTTGAAATGTTTTGCTTGTTTTTCGATCTTGTTCGCATTGTAAATAACCCTTTTTTTACTGAATGGTTTGCGTTTACGATACAATACCGAGGCCAACAGATATAAATTAAAAACATCACCGGTTGCGTGAAAATCGTCGAATATCCGTGAAGCATCTGCAAATTCGCCGTAAGTAATCTCAAATAAGCTTTCTTCCGGTGCATAGTAGGTTGTAAGTGCGGTTTTTACTTTTGCGATTTTGATCTGAAGGAAATCCAATATTAATTTTTTGGATCCATCGTCAGTATCTTCAAAATAGCTGCTGCACAATTCACTTAACCGGTAAATGTTTGCCATTATTTCTTCATCAGCGTGAAATTTACTGCTAACCTGTATATTCAAGAGTTTGCACACCGCGTGGATCCGGAATTCTTCGTAGTTAATTGCACCGCTTAAATACTGAAGAACCAAATAACTTAAAGCCAAATATTCCTTAGTTGAACATTCGGCCAAATTTTCGGGCATATTATAGCTAAGCTTTAAATCTGGTATTTCAATATGTCGCATATTAGGTTGAGATAAAATTATTACCAAAAAAAGTGTCATCGCCAAAATCAGCTTCATCAACTGGTTCTGAAGCTTGCAATATCACTTCGATGTTTGCTAAAGCTTTTTTGAAATCCTTATCGAAATAATCTTTTGCATACGATAAGTAATTACCCGGAGCAACTTGTTTTGCCTGTGTGGTTGCACGATCGCCCACATAAGATTGTAAAATACCTTGAGGAAATAACTGCAAAGACAAGCGCGGCATAGCCCAAGCCATTGCGTAACTTGCACAGGCCTGTTTTACTTCGTAGTATAATTCTTCTTGAGCAGAACCTATTTCGCCTGTTAGTAATGTTTCTAACACATTGGCACCTACACGCACTTTAATTTCGTTTTTTAAACACTCTTTAATACCTGGTTGAAGCTTCATTAATAATAAACGAGAACCAATAGTGAAATGCACATCAAACTCATCTGTAGTTTTAAAAATACTTTCCTGAAGCTTTTTATAAGCATCTGATTCTTTCCACGTTTCAGCTATTTCTTCTGTATCTTCAAGATAATGAAGTAAATCATCTAATGCACGGTAATACTTACGTTCAAGCATTTCGTTATCACGATCGATCATCCATTCAAACGCCTGTTTTTCGTTATCGGTTTGGCGCATTTTACGACCATTGGATGTGTGGGCTATATCGTTATTTGGTGCATATAATCTATAGGCATTGATGGCTATAGGATAGCGCATGTAATAAACCAAATCGGTTTTATCATCGGTTTTTGAATTATAATCTGTAAATGCGATATCATATATTTCTTTACCGATCAAATCTATAACCTCACGAGTTGCCGAAAGGACATCGCTTTTAATTTTTTTATAGTTAAGATCGATATCTATAAAGCTTAGTAACTCTTTCAGTTCTGTTGATGCTTTGGCATCACCTTCGCGGTTAAATAATACATTCATATTAAACGTTGTTTTTTATTCGATCTTTTGGAGCGATATCGGATTCTTTTTCTACGACATTGTGGTGGAAACCAAGTTTCATTTTTTTGCTTGGCCAGTTAGCCTTGATCGCATAATTAATTGCTTTGGTAATAATCATTTCCGGAATATCGATACCGGTAAGCATGTAGTTTTTTAAAGCGTACAATTGTTCGGATCCTGAATCAGATGTTCCTTTGCCCGATATGTTACCTAAAGCACCGTGTACATTCATACCACCGGCGACTGCATAGTCCGCACGTTCGGAAATTTTAATTTGACTTTCTACAAAGTCTTTAATGTTTTGATCGATCGCTTTTATCTCCCAACCGTGCGTAAGTAAATTAGTACCATTAACAGTAAATTCTTTGGTTGTATGCCAAAAACGACCTACAGCTTCATCTCCAGTAAGTACATTACTAATCTCTCTTAACATGTTTTCTTTATAGGTACGAAGCATGCTTTCTTTGTAAACTACACCACGTTTTGAACATTCTGCCTGAAGATTTTCACGTTTATTATCCCAAAATGCTTGAGGTGAAATAACATGATACTTAACATTTAATGAATTATCTGAAAGCGCTTTAAAGATTAACGGTACAGCTGTACTTCGACGGATCCATTCTAACGCACCATACAAATCAGGGATGGTGTAATAATCTGTGCAGAAGCTGTATAGGTTAGAGTAGAACACCGAACGTTTATGTTTGAAAGGATCTTTGTAATCAAACAACGGATATACCTTATAATCAAATGCTTTTTGGAAATCATTAAAATTAAAATCTGTAATAACAGCAGCATCTGCTTTCTTAGATTTAGAACCCCTCGAGGTTGCCAGTTTAGCTTCATTGGGTAGTATGTGTTCAAGGCTTGCTATCTTAGGAGCACCTATACGACCGCTGCGAGCTTGTACTATTTGAGTAAACAAACCTTCGATGTGATGATAATCTATACAACAACGTAATAAGTAGTCTTCATAATCAAAACTATCTAACCAGTCCTGAATCTCATTATCTTCTTTCCAATCCTTTATTACCTGACCATTACTGATTTGTTCAGTGTACAGTTTGGCACCAACACCCCATACCAATTGGGTTTTCTTGGTAAGTAAACCTGATGCCAGAGAGTTGCGCTGCACTACATCGCGTATCAATTCCGGCAGATCATTGTTGTAACCATAAGGGTGAACGACATAGTCGCCAACAAAGTAATTAGATGCCCCTTGAATAGGTGCATTTAACTGACGAGGAACGCGACGTTCTTCGTAAGTGAATGCAGATTTTTCAGCCTGTACCATTGCACTGGTACCATCGTACTCTATGATCATTTGCTATTGTCTATTTTGTAATCGTTAAACGTAAGTAACAATGCTAAGTGGAAGAACCTGGGTTCACCTGAAGGATATTCGGTGAAGGCAATGAGTGTGTCTGCTTTATCTGACTGATCATTGCGAAGACCAGGACGAAGCAGAGCACGTTCAACAACACGTACACCGTTAGTTATTTGTTTACTTTCAGAATAAGTACTGAATGATATTGAAAACGGCACATCGATTTTTGTAAGTGCACGCATTTTCTTTATTGCCTGAAGGTTCGTTAGTGTATCCATGTGGCAATTTTCGCAATTACCTGCACATAAAGTTGTGACACGAAACGAAAAACAGGCAAATAATTGATTTTCAGTGTGTTATTTTTGTGTTTTTCTGTTATTTTAACAAAAAATTAACATTTCGGTCATAAATCTAAAAAATCGGGTGGGATGGCAAGTGCATTTACGATTCTTAGCGGGGCGGTGTTCATCGTCTGAAAAACAATCGTTCAATCTAAAAAAATAGGTTGAACGCTTGTTTTTGCTGCCTTTTCCATGATTATTATTTTTTAAAACTTCTTTTTTCGTGTTTTTTATATGAATTGCCTACTTATTTAGATTGAATATAAACTTTAAAAAATACATTATTTTGTTTTTAAAAAGTCGTATAAATACGACAAAAATTATTATCTTTACTATGTAAAGCAAAGGATTTGAGGTATTTAAAAACTTGATTTTTATTGCAATTGCATTTTTTAATTATAAGCCACAAAAGAAATTCTAAAAAAAAACTCCCCAAGGTTCGAGCAAGGGGAGCAAATTAAACCACTTAATTAATATCGCCATGACATTTACAGCAGTTCAAGACAAAAGTACGAAAACAAGCGTACAAGTGAAAGAGATTTTATCTAAAAACGGATATTCTCATTTGTTCAATTACAACGATTACAAATATTTTAAAAGCCAATGTAAGAATGAATTTAATAAGGCAATAACTATTGCACAAAAATTCATAGAATACAACGATTGTGCGAGTGATTTCGAAGGATATATTTATTAATCTCACAAAAAACATTAATAAATATGAAATTACCAACAATCACACTATCACTTAAGTATTCCGAAGATGTAAAACAAAGCGAATTGCATCAAATTAGTACAAGCCAATCCGCAAGCGACATCTTAAGGAAATGTTTTAACACCGATACTCTTTTGCTTCAGGAACAGTTTATCGTTTTAATGCTAAACAATTCAAACAAAGTTTTAGGATTTTATCCTTTGAGCACAGGAGGAATAACAAACACAACTGTTGATTTACGATTGCTTTTTTCTACAGCGATTAAAAGCTTTGCAACATCGATTATAATATCACACAACCACCCAAGCGGAAATTTAACGCCAAGCGAAGCAGATAAACAAATTACAAAAAAGATAAAGGAAGCAGGAGCGCTTTTAGATATACGTTTGTTAGACCACATAATACTAACAGATGAAAGTTATTTCTCTTTTGCGGATGATGCTTTAATATAATAAGAAACGCCCTTAATAGGGCGTTTAAAATTTTCGCGCTGCGCGCGACTATGCGGATAAATTAATGAGCAGATGGATCATCCATTGAAGTTTTATTTTTGCTCAATAATTTCATATAAGAAGGACGGCAAACCAAATATTTAAACGCATCCGAAAAATTGGTAGAAAACATTGGACGCATTGGCATCGGTAATTTTTCGGATGATTTATCTTTATGAATTGTTTTGGATCCGTTTTTTGAAACGATTTTTGTTTTTGACAATTGTAATGAAGATCGTAAACACTTACATTGAAATTTATCGATTCTTATTTTCGGTAATTTTACTTCATATTCGCCAAGTACATTATTTACAGCTTTGAATTCCTGTTCATGTAAAATTGTAGCCTGGTTCCGGTTCATCAAGTTTACCGTCCAACCGGTGCGAGATGCACCGCTTTCGTTTTTATCTTCAATAAAACCTGCAAATTCCTGTGCCCAGTCACGTTTAATTTGTTCATATTGATTTCCTGAACGGTCATAATACAAATCAAGAACTTTAACTCTATGATGTTTAAAAAAATCTATAAATTTCGCAGCTAATTCCTTTGAGTTTTCAGGTGGTAGCGTCCAAAATTCTTTTAATACGTATAGGAAATTTCCTCTTTCCTGTGCGATTACGAAACTCATCATGTCACCAAAATCCATTCCCGCTTCTAATTTCGCATTATGATCAATGTATTTCAATGCCTGTGAAGATTCTTCAATTTCATGAGCTTCAGTAAGTGGAACATCATCATAATAATCTGGGATTACACCGTCATCATAAAAATGATGTTCACCTAAATGCGTGTAGAATTTTTCACCTTTTTTAATATTGATTTTAAAAGATAAAATAGCACTTTTAAATTCTTCAATACCCAAAGCTTTAAGCGAATCTTCAAAATAACCTTCTGTAAGAATATCTGCATTTACAAACGTAGAAATAACATAAAAGAAAGATAAATCTTTACGAGCACGTACCCATCGTTCCGTCCAACGCACTAAATTACCTTTTAATTTTTCAATTGCTTTTACATCATTAATCTGTTTTGCGGCTACAATCTCTTGTTTAATTTCATTAAGAACCAATGCCACTTGTAAGGCGAGCTTAGCCTGTTCTACATCAAAATGTTCTTCATTTTTTAAAATCCAATCATCATCGCCTTCCAATATGTTAGGCATATCGGTTGTGGCTGTAGTTCCACGGTAATATACTGAATGACCAAAAGATGTATATTCACCACGAATTGCCGGCATTAATTTTTTAAGTTTTTCAAACTTAAGCAATCTTGCTTCGTCACAAAAAAGATGCTGGAAGGATCCACCGGCCAATCCTGAAGGCTGATCCAATGATCCTAAATTGATCATACAACCCGTGTGTATCGAAATAGTATGCTTGTATGTTTCAACCGGTTTGTATGGACTTTTAAAATGTGATGGCGGTTTAGTGTCTGTCCAATAATGTATACCTCGTTTCCATCCTTGACGTTCCCATCCTTCTAATAATGAAGGAACCACGTTTCGCATGGCATTCATATAAGTATCACTAACAGCTGCCAACATTGAACGAGGCATATCGTGAGCAATTCTCTGAGAACGTTTTGCATATATGTCTCCGGTTTTTGACGTAGCACGTCCACCGAGGAACCATAAGTTTTTTGGAGCAATCAAATCTATAACACCTGAAATCCAGTTACTATAACGGACTTCCACATCTTTATCGTTAAGACTTACGTGGGTCCGCCTGCTCATCTGGGAATACTTTTATAGGTAAAACCTGTGCTTCTTCTTTTATTCTATTTCTCTCTTTTTCAGTTAATTCAGGTAGTTTGTCTATTATTTCTGCTAATTTTTGACGGTTTGCTTTCGGTAAACCTAAATCTTCAGGATTAATTGAGTAAACGACAACCGGAGCCTGAAACAATTCTGCAGCTAGATCAGATTTATCTTCTACGTGAACTTCGCGCATTTCGCCCACATCTTTATACATTTGGATAACTTTTCGAACATCATCAACCGTACGAGCTTGTAATGTTGCGAAATTGATCATCATTTCCATTTTTTGGGCATAGATGTTTTTCCAGGCTGCCTTTGAAACTTTTTGACTGGAGTAGAAATATTCAATTGCTTCATCGTAAACTAATCCGGCTTTATATTTTGAAAGCTTCTCTGCAACCATCAAATGTTTTACAACTAGATCTTTACTTCCAAACTGATCTATACGCATAATCATCCCACGCGTTTTGTCTAACAGTTCCAAATAATCAACAATATGCTGTGGTGCATTATTCACACTGCCACGTTCCATAAAGTCGTATATATGCGAAATATCTACATCGTTAATATTCATCGCCAAAAAGGATTTTGTACAACATGGTTTTAGCTTCTTCTTCTTTGCTTTCCTTCAGGAATATTTGCGCTGCCGTTATGTTTCCGGATTGTGCATTTTCCAACTGCTTTTGATTAATTTTAAAAGATGATTCCAACTTTCCACGATCGTAAGCTACCCGAACCAAAGAATCTTTTATCTGCCAAAGCTTCATAAATTCGCTTAAATCGGCACCCATATACAAAGCAATTTTGTCCGGTGAATAGTTACAGGCGGATAAGTCCGAAATTGTTGTCATTTCATCGTCTGTAATGATCAGTTTACCCATAAGTTTTTACTTTACTTTCTGTGAACAGTTTTTTACGGAAATCGTACAAATTTTTGCAGTTAGCGAACAAATATTGCTCGTAATGTGCGTTATCACTCCAGTTTCCGGATCCTTCAACACAATACCAGTTTTCATGTGTTTGCATCAAACAAACTTTAGCATGGCTCCAAGCATACAGTACTTTTAAGTTTGCACGATCTTTTGCCATAGCCATAAGATTATCGATCGTAACCGGATTGCGTTTTATCATTGAATCGGAAATAAATAACGTGAGCTGTTCAATAAGACCGGCATCGTGAAGTTCTACCAACGATTCAATTACCCGGCGACTGATGCTGTATGTAGATGCATACAGCTGTTTTATAGGTTCACGCTTTACAACCAACAATAAAAAATCGAAAGCGTTAAAAGAACTTTCGGACTGGAGGAAGAAATATTCTTCTGCTGTAGGAACACGCATTAGATCTTCTTCTAATTTTGATATCTTCTGAAAATGTTTAGCCAGGTATTTGGATATCCATTTTTCATCTGCAGATTTTTTGAGAGGGACATTAATGTCCCCCTCTGAAATCTTTTTAATATCAAAATATTTGTTATGCATTACATTTTAAGCTTTTGATTTACCAAATTCAAACGGAACTCACGATCGGCAATGCGTTCAGAAATTTCCTGCTTCTTTTCATCTGAAAGGTTGTCTTTAATTAAGGCTTTCTTTGCTTTTGATAAATAAGGAACTGAATTGCTTTTATACTTCACCAAATCTTCTGTACTCATTGCATCAATTTCTTTTTTGATTGCATATTCTTTCAAAGCTTCTACTTCGCCCAGAACAGCATTATTATCGCGGTAGTGCTCTAATTCTTTGTACAGTTTATCGTTTAGTTCGAATGCAGCATTGCAGTCGGCAGTCAATTTATGCAGATCTTCTGGAGAAATTACTTTTTCGCCGGAAGTAACCAATTGAAGTTCTGCATGAAATGCATTGTAACGTTTCCAAGATGCTACTAATTGACCTGTTACGATGTGTAATTCTAAAGGACAGTTTTCTGCAGATAAAAACGGAAATTGTGCATGCAGATTTGTTTTTGTTTCGGCATCTGTATCTTCAGTTGAACCACCTTCAGTTCCGCTTAAAATATCGACATTTTTAACGCTTTTTAGCTCTACATCACCGTAAACTACTTTTGGAATAGGTGATTTTTTTGACAACACTTCCGCATCCGAAATACCATAGTGTTTTTTCAAGTCGTAAATAATATTTTTAATATTACTTTCTGATGCACCCTGCATGTTATACACGCGCATCTGATTAAAATTAGTACCTTTTACAGCACGCAAAAATTCAAATGCTTTGTTGAATTTTTCGTTATTGTTTTTTGGCAGATTTCTTAAGAAATTTAATACTTCATTTTTCATGATCATGAAATTTAGTTAACTAAAACACGAATATAGGGCAGGGCAATTGCCTGAGTTGTGACACGAAAAATATGTTGCTATCCGCTAACCTGTACCCAAATAGTTAATTGATCTGACCAGATAAATCGAGTAGAAGATGAACCTCCGGTTAAACCCGTGCTACAAACGGTTAATATATCACCGTGAACTTGATATTCATATCCACAGCTTGTAAAACACAACTCATCGCCATCGTATTTACCTTTCTTAACATCAAAACTATACATACTACCACCGGCAGTACAACGTACTATTGTGGTAGATAAATGAGTATCTATTGAATAACTTCCGGGTGTAAAATTTAAAACTTCTACGCCCTGATTTGGAATACCGCCTGACGAGCTAACATCAATATTGATGTTATTACCATTCTTTACAATGGTTGCAGCTCCGGTAGCTGTGAAATTAATATCACCGCTTGTATAGTTACCTCCCCAAACGCCTATGCGAGTAATTGTATCTGT